ATTTGGTGCCATTAACGTGCGCGAACAGATCATCGCCAAGACGAGTGATTGCAATATGCTGGAAAACCCCATCGCCAGCCATCGTTCCAAATATTCTGAATACATTGTAACTGCCACCACCATTGGTTGAATAAGAAAAACTCAAAGCGCTGTTGCCGCAAAATATTTGCCAATTAGCTCTACCGCTTCCTCCGTCTCCATGATTCATATAATGATGAGCGCCGACCTGATCCGAGGTTTTCACATACATTTCAATTGTGAAATCACCACTGCCGAGAACAAAAGCCGCATCGTGGGGAATATCGATGTAATCCGCTGGATCATTTGTATCTGTATCTAACGATGCGGTGCCGTATTTCTGGTCCGAAGTCGTTAAAGCAACAGCGCCTTCGAAAGAAAGCGTGTTATTGAGGTTTGATTTATCGGTTGCAGTCGTAGCGCCATTCACACCATCAAGGTGCGTCAGTAAAACAACATCGGCAAAGTCAGCGTCTCCTATTGGCAATCGGTTGGGTTCTGTGTATCCAGCGCTATTAAAACTGTAGTCGTATCCGATGTCTGCACCGACTGACGCTGTAGCCAGTTTGTATCCGGGTGGCAGTTCAAGAGTGAAGTCCTGCTGTATCCACGCATCTGGATCACGTGACGGATAGAACCACCACACTTCGTTAAACTCGCGATTGAGTCCACCGTACACTTTGTCTTTCTGATCGACGTTCAGATTGTCGTAAACGAAATTACGCACGTCGCAATTCAAAACTTTCAGCACGCCGTCATACACGTAGAAGTCAGATTCAGCCATGAAGAGAACACGATGATCAATCGGCACCGCAGCATTCGGACCAAGAATCGAGACGTTTTCACCCAATACATTCAAGCCAAAGACATCAAAGCCACCGAGAAATGGCATGGAATGCACAGACACGTCAGTGAAGACAACAGTTTCCAAACGCGACCTGACTGCCGTGACGATTCGCGATCCACGATAAAGACGCAGATCGCCAGAAGTATTCGTACTGGTGGGAATCCAGTCATTCAGGTCTTCAGTCGAACACCATCGAATCAGTAACGGATCGAACTTGTCATTGAAGAAATCAAAAGCACCCAGTGCGATCAAATGCCGATCACGTTGGGAAATAATTATGTACTCATTGGTCTGGGGTGCATCCCCGGCAAGTGCAACAGCACGTGAACTGGTGCCGGTTGTTCTATCCCAGTAATAGATCGCGCCACCCTGTGGCGAAGCAACCAAGTCTTCACCCCAGTTATCAAGCGACCATGTTCGTATTCGCAATTTCAGCGTTGACCCTGTACGAGCAGTGCCGTATTCCTCAAGACCGTATGGACCAGTGCCATACCCGGTTGCCACAACCACTGTAGACGCACCAGCAGAAATATCGTATTCGTAGTTCGGTGTGCCACCTGTATTGTTTGCAGTAGATGATGCGGTCTCATCGTCTTCAATAGTGTAGTTGTCAATATCGACAATCGTTAAAATTCGATACTCGCCATCGACTGTCAGGCCACCACCAGCGATTGCATTTGAGAAGCGAACATAGTCACCGGCAGCCGCACCATGCGCTATATGATTGACGTTCACGATGCTCGAACTGATGATCGTATCGAATGGTGCGGTGATCATTCCAGAATCACGAAGCGGCGTAATGTCGAACAGGGTTTCGTCCTGCCACAAATACAGTTTTGTGTCAGTGGCAATTGCCGTCCAGACTTTTTGGTCCAGTGATGTCCAGTCGTGCAGGCGACGGCATATGCCAAGAAACACTGGTGCTTTACTTACCCATCCACCAATCTTTTCAGCAAGCCCTTTTCGAAAGCGAACCTTATCAGCAGAGAACCAACGTCCTTTAGCGCCACGCTCTGACTCTTCGGTGTAAACGCCCGCACCAATTGGAAGCTGGATGATTTGTTTAACCGTCATGAACCATCTTCCATTTCTACCTGCAACCATCCTTGAGTAAGAACATCCAGCGTGTTCGCATCTCGTATTCGATATAACTGCGTTACGGTCTGGAATGTAGAATCAAAGATGCTCCACGTTCTCGATGACGAAAGCGCGAACCAAGTACCGTCAGCGCCGGGAGTGTTGTCCCATACATCGGAACTTATTTCACCAATAACTGCTTGCACTTCATAATCGCCATTAACCGTAGCAATTTCATCCTGTCTCCACCACGAAGAATGATCGGAAGCGCCAGTTAGAGAAGTAAACGACCGCAATGCACCATCACTCAGGAATGCCCATGACATCGTAAATGGAGTGCCGCTGGTTGCGGAAATCTGAAGAATAAAAGTGGGCATGTTCACATAGCCCGGACCCACTTCACCTTTGATTCGACCTTCAGTGATTAGTGTTGCTTTGCTTTTTGATCCGTTGAAGGTGAGTATGTTGCCAACAATGCCGCGATAAGCGAGACCTGCCTGTCCACCAGTACCGCTACGTCTTCCGGGGATGAAATCGCTATAAGACATGTCGCCAGCAACTCCCCAAGTCTGACCGTTACCGCCATCTGCTGGGCCACCACCTGCGCCTGCACCACCTACACCCGGTGCGCCAGATGATCCTGCTGTCCCGGCAGAAGCGCCACCACCACCACCAGCCGCGCCACCTGCGCCACCAGATAATCCGCCTTGACCACCCCCGCCGCCGCCACCTGCATTAACAGATGGACCTAAATCTTGAGAAGAAGAACCACCACCCCCGCCGCCGCCACCGAATAAGAAACCGTCATCAATGTTGATGTCTACATTAAAGCCTTGAGCTTGAAGTGCTGTGCCGCCAGTGCCACCACTAAGACCTCCGGTGCCGCTTGCACCATTGTCATCGCCACCCTTTCCACCGGCACCACCAGAGCCGACAATGCGCCCACCGTTGATCACATTAAGTTGAAAGGTACTGCCAGCAGTCCAGTCGGTTGTAATCTGTATGCACTCTGCGTCAGCGCCATCGACAGTGAGAATTATTACCCTTGGTCCAGAAGGGCTGCCGAGAAATGTCCACAGGTTTCCGACTTTCACATTCGAATTGATTGTCGTATTGACGACAGAGCCACCACCACGTAGCGAGATAGGAGAGCCGACAGGGGGCATTAACCCAAATCCTTCAGGATTGAGCCAACCCATCGAGCGCCACCCGTTATATTGGTGACGTATTCAAAGCCAAGGTAATCGATGTCACCTGTTCCCGTTGACAGTGTAGGTGCAGTAGCGTTTTCGAAAATGAAAGTGCTGGAAGCAAAGGTGATCGTGTGTGGACCACCGGATGCCTGTTCAATCACGATACTGAACTGAGAACCATTTACTGGATTCAATGGTGCGGCAAGTGTGTTGTTGCCATCCCAAAGCGAATAGAAAGTTGTCGATAGCGCAATGTCTGGTGTAACGATGGTAGCCGAAGGTGTCAACACAACTCGCAAAGCAGATTGTCCAGCGGTATACGATTGCTGAACGCCTGTTAATGCGTAACCGGCCGCTGCAACGCCACCAAGTGCGTTTGAGTCCGTCGCTAAGGCCGCTGTGTCTGCACTACCAGCAGTCGCAACGCTGGCCGCGATAATGTCAGTGCCATCTCCGTAAACCCAGTAAGCCTCACCAACTGGAATAGTGACACCGAGACCACCACCAGTAGTCTTGAACCTGATCGTGTGTCCACCAGTAGTGTTATTCACTACCAGATAAGCCTTGGCAATATCTACAGCAGAAATCTGCCCCGGCGCAATGACATCAGCAGCGCCACCGGGGTTGCCCTCGATGTTGATAATCAAGCGCCGATAGTGCGGCGGATTGTCAGTGTTGGCATCGGTATTTAGAGCGGTTTCACCAGAAGCAATCAGTGTGACTGTGGTGTAACCCAAGGAATCTTCAAGCAACTCGATAGTGCCTGAATTAAGAACGACACCCCATGTATCGACGTTATCGTTCGTATCCTGAAGCGTCAGGCGCAGCAGCGGAGAAATGGTAGCCATAACTTATCTCTGGGTTGTTGGCACGCCGGGAATCTCCAGCGGTGTCAGGTTGTAATGTGCATTAAGTAATTCATACGTCTCACGTTTAGCGAGCGGCAATGCCGCTGCATAGTTTTCTTCCCACATCGGTTTGCGGTCATCTGACTTCAGGAAGCCTTCTGCTTCAGCCAGACACGCTTTGAAAAGCATGTCGTCTTGATGCTGAGAAAGCCACGTTGTCGGATTACCTACCGATAGTCGCGTTGGACGTGTGATACCACGAGTGTTGACGGTGTAAACAGCGTCAGGGATCGGAGAAAGGAGCCAATCAGTCTCATTAAGTTCAGCGTAATATATTGGTTTAGCTGTTGCTCCAATCGTCTGGTGATCCCTGACGAAGGCGTATGACCGCAGTTCGAGCCAGAATCGCTCACCTGCATCGTCAAAATAAAGTTGTTGCCAGTTCACCAACTCAGAGTCACCAGTTGGCTTTACCAGCGTGTCGGTACTATCCACTGTTGGTGTGGTGTCAGTCGATGAGAAAATTCCAAGGTCAAGATCACGCCACAGTCGCATCTCGCCCAGATTGACAATTTCATCCAGTGCGGTTGTGAATTCTGAATCGTCATCCTCAAGCCATTGCTGAAGATTCGTCGTCAGTTCTGTCCACGTTTTGTTACTCATGGTGCCTCACCGAATGTGATCGTTGCACCAGCAGTCGCCAGTTGCCCGGTCGGGAAAGGTGTCGTGAATGGAAACCAGAAAGTCGGCTCATTGTTATTGCCTGACGCATACCCTTGAACCGTTCGCGTAACAAAATTGCCACCACCATCCTGCGGAATAAATATCCAATCGTTCCATGGTCGCAGGTTTGCAGCATCAACCAGCGCCAACGATGTGTCGCCGGGATTGATCGTCGCTAACAACGTGCCTGTCTGCGTGCTAGACGTACTGGTGGGCGTTGTGCCGCCATCAAGGTTCTCAGGGTCACCATAGCCCTCTGGTATCTCCTGTGGATGCTTGGGTTCCCACCAAGAGGGATGCACGAGAAGACCAGCAATGTGACCATCCTCAACCAGATCGCGATAGCGCATCTTCTGACCAGAGCGCTGGCATTCAGCGATTGCACGCCTGCCCTTCGCATATGATCGACCTGCTGCTGATTTACCAAAGGTCATCGATACCTACCTGCACTGCCACGTCGCCTGCGTGAACCTGAATCAGGAACGATCCTGACTGGTCCGCGCTCGCGTGCTGCGTTGCTACCTTTCTTTAATGCCATTGCCGCTTTTATCCATAGCTTTTCTTCAAGCTCTGGTGGTGCGTACTTCTCTGCCATGCGTGCAGCAACCCCGGACGCGAATGCGTCGTACATGTAATAAGGGATGTCAGCTTCGTCTGCTGCGTTGTCTGCGTCTTGGAATTTTCTGGCAGCATCGTAGATGATGATGTCGGTGGAGTTCTCTGGTGTGGTCCACAACGTGAATACAAGTTTATCGCGTTGCTTATCGATGAAGATTCGATCCGGTCTGCCCTCAATATCCTTCTCAGGAATGTTGAGGTAATCAGATCGCGTCATGAATTCAACCGGCGTATCAACGCCAGTGCGTCGAAGCACCACATCGATGACATCGATCAGTCGAATGTCGGGGGTGTCGAAGTCCACGCCAGCGACATACTCTGCCTGACCTTGGACAGTAGTAAACTGCTCCCGCACGATACGGAAGTCGTGATAATCCTCAGTCGCCCAGTCTGCGAACATGAAGCGCATGGAGCGTCGAGCCGACAAGATATGGCGCAACGATATAAGCGCCGGATCAATCCGACAGCGCTCCAGTGCTTCGTCAACCATTTCGGCAAGCTGGGGATTAAAGATGTAAGTCCCAGAGTGCGTCATGATTTATGCCTGCTGTATTCGAACTTCTGCCGTACCAGCGCCCGCTGATTTCACTATCCTGATCGCAGCAACTGGTGCATTGAGATGAACATCAGCAGCAACTGCCGCTGATGGCAACTCTTCAGACCAGTTCGCGTTACTCGGGTCTTGACGTGAAGGATTATTCGGTTGCAAGTTGACTGCACTTGCCAGCACAGCCGTGCTGAAGTGAATTGAATCCAACGTCGAATCAATGGAGAACGTGTTCGCTCCAGTGAGGATGACCTGAATGTGCGTTCTGCTTGCGTGACGATTCAGGGGAATGTTGACAGTGTTAGCGCCAGCAACCAGTGAGGCGCTAACTGGACGTGAATATGAACGTCCCATCTCAACTCTCCTTAGTTAGCCAGCGATCCGTCATCATCGAACGTGTACGTGATCAGAATATCAACAGTGCCACCAGTGTTGTTTGTGCCAACACCGTCATCGCCATACGTCACTTCAGCCTGTTCCGTGAGTATGGTTCCGAGCAGAACCCCAGCCTTGGTGATCACGTCAGCCATGTCGGTTGCGTCATAGGTCAATCCATTAGCCAGACCATCATCATCTGGTGAGGAAAGTTCAAGACCAACGTCGAGGATCGGTGCAGTTCCACCAGTACCCCCACCAAGAACATGTACTGCAAGCGGGATCGCGTTTATTGGCAAAAATACGCCAGTTAGCGTTCCCGCATCAACGGTTGCATCAAGGTCTTTGAGTTGCAACGTAACCGGAACAACGGCAGGTGCCGGTCCCGGTATTCTGCTTCCACTGGCTTCTGTGCCGCCTCTGGCACGCCAATAGCCTACGATTGTGCTTCGCTTACCCATCTGTCTGTCTCCAGTCCGCTATGCGGTCGTCAGGGTGTTAAGAACAGTGCCGAGCGACTTAGGTCATCCACATTGTGGTGGAACCAGCCGGTCAAGACTGGCGGCAAACCATATCGCCCAGCACTATTCAGATCGCTTACGTGTTACCTGAGCTTCCGAATGCACCACGGTAGTCAGACCACCCGAACGAATAGCGTTCACGCGCTTTGTAACGCATGTTGCCGGTTTCGAAGTCGCCTTCGAGACCACGTTGGATGTTCTTTCTGATTAGGTGCTTCAGACCGTCTGGGCAGTCAGTACACAACGTCCACTGATTTGTGTCAGTGAGCCGATGGTTCTTATAACAACCCCCCGGAATCATGCCCATGTTCTTAATGGCGTTGACATCATTGTCAGCCGTGCCGGGACGGTACGGACTGGTCAGGATGCGTTCTGCCACGAACATAAGATCAGGCGGGACGACAAGCTTGGTTGAACGTATAGCAATCGGGATGCTTCTCTCATCCACGAACTTGCTGATTGCAATCAGTGCCTCTTCGAGAGAGGTTTCTGACAGATCAGCCTGTGTCGTAAATGTGTTCGCCTGCGTTCCCCCACCAAACAGGGGATGTGCAGTGCTAAACAACTCAACACCGTCACCACCGGGGAAGGCAGAGTCGAAACCATTGTTAATGATTGCGGCACCCTTAACTTCCTTGGTGTGTTGCATCGAGCGAGCCAGCGCCTTGCTGTACTTGTTGCCTATGGACCCGTAGAGATTGTCTTCCTCTGCCTCTTCAGTCAGGGAAAATGCCAAAGCAATCGTTTCATGGATGTACTTCGAAACGTATGCCTCGCCGCCCTGATCATATGCGACCGGAGCGCCTTCTGGTTTCACAGGCGCACCTGCAAGACCAGCCAGCAAGACATCTTCCTCATATGCCTTGACGGAGTTTTCTACGGCGAAGATCGGTCTCCACTCCTGCTCGTAACGTCTGTATTCCAGACCGAACACGGTGTTGAGACCTTCCTGTAGCTCTTTCCTAAATCGAGCGCGATTCATAATTGCCATGAGTTACGCCCCCTTAGACTACAGCGGCTATCTGCGCGTGTTCGCTGATCTGGATTTCCACTCGTGGATTTGCCAGTGTCAGGTCACTTACGAAGATACCGTCTGGTTGAGGCGACCCACGAAGGATACGCAACTGTGCAGCCGTAACTGCGGTCGTTGCGCTCATCTGGTGGCCCGATATGCCTGTTGCTGCGTTACCAGCGACGGACACATCTATTTCCCCAAGCTCGCCTATTGCTTCTAAGCCACTCAGGGTTCCATTTACTTGCACCGTATATACGATGTGCGGGTCCGTGTAGACGTGAGCTTCCGCGTCAACACTTCCTTCGGTAACCGTACCCGAAACCCACTGCTTCACCCACCGAACGTCTCCATTCGCATCGACGTAGTTTGCACCACCGAAGGTGCCGAGCAAATCTTCTGCTACGGCAGCAATCTCAATATTTGTGTTATTGAGAGTTGCCGCAAGTACGACGAAATCCTGAAGGAAGAGATTTTCAGCAAGCGCTGAAGCAATGGTGTATTTCCCGTTGTACCGTATCGTCCCACCCATAAGGTGGTAAGACGGCGTTGCACCGTTAGGTGCGTCGAGATTTGCCATTGAACATTACCTCATTCGTCGTCCGCCACTCCTGCCGGTTGGACGCGAGTCGCCGGGTAGCTTATGGACGATTTGTTATCCTTAAAGATCGGATGTCCTGCTATCTGGGTAGACTCAAGGTCATGTTCAACGGATACCATCTGTTGAGCGGTCTGTCGCTCGATGGACGCTTTACGCTTCGCAAGAACACCGGAGTCGATTTCCATAAGTATCAGGTCATCCACCACAATCATCCCGTTATCCTTGTCCGCGAAGTTCGCATAAATGCGCCATTCTTCCGACAGCGTTGTTGGATCGCGTGGTCGCCATCCTTCTCGCCATGTTCTGTTCAAGTTTTTGGGATCAGCCGCACCACGAATGCTTTGTCTTACCCAGCGTTGTGTCATTCCATCTCTGCACGGTGGTGCATCGAGAGATGACGGACGCACGTAAGGCGCTGCTTCCATCTGGTGGGTGGCATCGTACTCCGAGGTCTCGTCCACACGAGACTCGTGTCCATGGTCTGTGCCATGGGTAGTTACAGCGGGTTTCGGTGTAACTTTTCCTGCGTTTTTCTTGTTGGCAACCATTAGGCTTCTCCTGCTTCGGCTTCTTGCTTATTACGTGCGAATTCTTTCAAGACTTCTGGATCGTTCGGGTCTAGATTGAATTCCCTCATAACTGCAAAATCCCTC